ATGCAGAGAAAGCCTTTGAGGGTTTGAATATAGGTAAGGTTACTCAGTTTGTTTTACCTGAGAGTGTAGTCAAGGGGACTAAGCAGGAAGTACTAGATGAATACTGCAATAGATACGGGATAGATTCCTATGAATTATCTCTACACTATGATGTCAAAGAAGACAGAATCGTATTTCCAATGTTCCTTGAAGGCAAGATGGTAGATGCCATAGGAAGGGCAGTAGACTCTAATAAGATTCCTAAATGGAAACGATATGGCAGTGAAGCTGATGGTTTTATTAGAGGTACTTGTACCATTGCTGTAATTGTTGAGGACTGTACCAGTGCATCAGTTGTAGAAACTCTTGGACTCACAGGAGTGGCTATCTTAGGTACAACACTTAATCAGAATCATATACAAGGATTAAAAAATTATAAGAAAGTTATAGTGGCCCTCGATCCTGATGCAGCTCCTAAGACTATTGAATACACCAGGAAGTTAAAAGCTAATGGCATCGATGCATTTGCATTAAAGCTATTAGATGATATAAAATACAGACGGGCAGAAGATATTGCATATTTAAACAAACTTAAAAGGGAGTTCAATGGAACAACAAATATTAAAGAGCCTACTTAATAAAGAGTTTTATGACTCAGTTCGGGGTGGTAAATGCCCCACTCAAGTATTCACGAAAGATTTACGGAAGATAAAAGAAACTATTGACTATGCTATGGAGCAGTTTGACAGAGACTTGCTCCTGGATGAAGTGAAAGGTTTATTTTTCTCTAAGAATCCTACATTAACTACATCACAGAAACATCAATATGAACTTATCTTTGGGCAGATAAATAATAGCTCAGTTGTAGGTTCCGATGTAGCTAGTGAGGTACTATCCAGTATGTTTCGACAGTTTGTAGGTCAGGAAGTAGCTAACCTGGGGTTTCAGTGTGTCAATGGGGATGTAACAACAATGGAACCCCTTAGAAATCTGTTAGAAAATTACCAGGATGACTTTACACCCACTGTTAAAGTAAATTTTGTTGATAATTCAGTAGATAATTTACTTAATTATGCAAACACAAACACAAAATATAAATTTAATATCAATTCTCTATATAAATCTGTTAAAGGATTAGATGAGGGTATGTTATTTGTTATCGGAGCCAGGTCTAATGTAGGTAAGTCTAGTTTCCATGCTAGTTTATGTGCAGGGGCCAATGGTTGGGCATATCAAAATGCAAAGATACTTGTTTTATGTAATGAGGAAAAGCCAGAGAGGGTAGCAACCCGATATATGACTGCTTGTACTAGTATGTCAATGGAACAGATAAAGCAAAACAAACAACAGGCTCATAGATTATATGATTCAGTTAAAGATAATATAAAAATAGTAGAAGCTACAGGTAAAACAATGTCATGGGTAGAATCGGTGGTTAAAAAAGATAAACCGGATATTGTTGTACTAGATATTGGTAGTAAGTTTGCTGAAGAAGGTTCATTTTCAAACAACCATGAAGCATTAAAAGCTAATGCTATTTATGCTAGGAACATAGGAAAATTGTATGGTTGCTTAGTAGTTTATTGCACTCAGTTATCGGCAGAAGCAGAAGATAAAATAGTATTAAATCAGTCTATGATTGAGGGCAGTAAAACTGGTTTAGCAGGAGAGTCTGATTTAATGATTTTGATAGCAAAGAACAGACCTATGAATGACCAGACAGAGGACGATGGTATACGATTTTTAAATGTAGTTAAAAATAAAATATCGGGAGTCCATCGTATTGTTAATTGTGAGTTTGATTTTAATACAGGGGAGTATACATCATGAGAGTACCAGATCCAAACATATTATTTAAAGGGTTAGAACAAAAAGATAAACTTACTACAGAAGCTGTTGGTAAAAAAAGAAGTTACTGTTGGAAGAAACCAAAGTCCAGTATGATAAGTCCTACAAATCGTATTCATAAATATATTTTGATATCATAGGACTATGAGACTGACAGAAAAAGAAGTTAGTGAAACCCATGAGGAAGTTTTAAAAACTCCATTAGGAGATTTTTTAAAGGAAGCTGCTGACCTGGGGTATACTTTTTTCTTTAAAGACATAATCAAAAAAGTAATCGTAGCTCGATTACAACAAAAGGGATTACTAGATGACAATAACAATACTTGATGTTGAAAACACAGTTACATTTAAGAATCGTAAGAAACATATGGATCCATTCGAGAGGACAAACTCTCTGGTTATGGTTGGTGTTTTCCCACTGGATGCTAAAGATCCATCCACTTATATTTTCGACCATTGTGACCTTAATGAAAACGATGATGTTGTATCTAACCGAAATGCAGTTCAAAGGTTTTTAGATGAGACTACTATTCTTGTTGGTCATAATATTTCTCACGACTTATTATGGCTTTGGGAATCGGGATTCGTATATACAGGAAGAGTGTACGATACAATGCTCTCTGAATACATACTCAATAGAGGAATCAAAGAAGGTTTAAGTTTAGAAGTAGTTGCTGAAAAGTATGATTGCTCTGTTAAAAAACAAGATACTTTAAAAGAGTATTTTAAAAAAGGTTATAGCACTAGGGAGATACCTAGAAAAGAATTAGATTATTATCTTCAATGTGATCTTGCATGTACAAAAGAGTTGTACGAAAAAATGCAGGTTAGATTAGATTCTAATAAAGATTCTGGACTAAGAAATGTAATTGATATAACTAATGAAGTATGTGTGGTGTTATCTAGGATGTATCAGTCTGGTTTTAAAATAGACATGGACAAACTCGATGATGTAGAAAAAGAGTTTAGGAAAGAAAAGTTAGAACTAGAAACTAGTCTACAAGATTTTACAAAAAAACTTATGGGTGATACCCCGATTAATCTAGGTAGCACTGAACAATTATCCTGGGTTTTATTTAGTCGCAAACCTTTAGATAAAAATGCATGGCACTCTTGCATTGAACCTCATACACCTACAAATGTTTTCAAAGGACTTATCCGAAAGCATTTTAAAACTTTGTTTAAAACAAAAGCAAAGCAGTGTGGCAAGTGCAAAGGTAGAGGACAGTTCTACAAAACAAAAAAGGATGGCAATCCATTTAAGAAACCTACTAAGTGTAATGTTTGTGGTGGTTCTGGTTTTGTCTATGAAGAAACGAATCAGGTAGCAGGACTTAAATTTAATCCCCCCAGTGCAAAGTGGGCTAGTGCTAGTGGGTTTAGTACGTCTAAAGATAACTTAGAAATACTTGAGAGATTTGCAAATAGTAAAGGTATGACAGAAGCATCTGAGTTTTTATCGAAACTTAGAAGGCTATCAGCTATCACAAGTTATTTATCTACTTTTGTTGAAGGTATTAAAGACTTTGTAAAAGAAGATGGACTACTACATGTAACACTAAATCAACATACAACTTATACTGGTAGATTAAGTGGTGCTAATCCTAATATGCAGAACATGCCTAGAGGTACTACTTTCCCCGTGAAAAAAGTTTTTGTGTCTAGATTTGATAATGGCAAAGTATTAGAAGCTGACTTTGCCCAGTTAGAATTTAGAGTGGCAGCATATCTAAGTCAAGACCCCATTGCCATGAAAGAAGTAACAGAGGGTTTTGATGTACATAGCTACACCGCAAAAGTTATATCAGATGCAGGACAACCTACATCGAGACAGGTTGCAAAAGCACATACTTTTGCTCCTTTGTATGGGGCCACAGGTTATGGCAGAACAGAAGCTGAAGCTACCTACTACAAACACTTTACTGAAAAGTACAAGGGCATAGGTAAGTGGCATAAGAAACTAGCTAATCAAGCAGTCGGGCATGGGTTCATTCGTATACCTAGTGGTAGGGAATTTCTTTTTCCTAATGTTCAGAGGAGAAGAGATGGTACAGTTACCTATTTTACCCAGATCAAAAATTATCCAGTACAATCTTTTGCCACAGCAGATATAGTGCCTGTTGTGTTGATTGAATTATATAATAAACTTGACAGTTATAGGAGTTGTGTAGTAAACTCTGTACACGATTCTATTGTGTTAGATGTACACCCAGATGAGGAGCAACAAGTAATTGATATCATTGAGGATGTACAAAAGAATCTAGTAGCTGTAATCAAGGCTAGGTACGGCATTGAAGTAAATGTGCCGTTGTTGTTAGAAGGGAAGATCGGAAACGATTGGTTAAATCAAACTGAACTATAAGAGGACTATATGAGTACAGATATTTCAACATTAAATACGTCAAACTTTGCTGAACTTGCTCAAGCTATGGGCATGGAAGCTGACACAAAAACTAAGAAACAAACTAGTACACTCGCACGATTGAAGATTGACCATAAAGGAGTTATGGGTGAAACTGAAATCAAGGGTAAGAAAAAGAAAGTAGAAGTTGTAGATGCAGGAAGTTTTTGTTTAACATTATCTGATGATAAAAAACTTTTTGATACTAATCCTAAGATTAGGTTGTTCCAACAGAAGTTTATGTACAAGAGGTATTTAACTTCTGGGGGGCCAGGGGGTAAGGGTATGTTTGTCAAAACAGAAATGGCAAACGATTTGAAAGGGGATCTGAGAGATAACACTGGCGGTTTTAATTGTGGTAAGTCTAGTGGTTGGATTGAAGATTATAATTCTTTACCTCAAGACCAGAAGGACTTGATCAAGTCAATCAAAAGAGTTCGAGTGTTGTTTGGTCACATCACATTAACTTCACCTGTAAATGAAAAAGGGGAATCAGTTCCTTCTATTACAGATATACCTTTCATTTATGAGGTAGATAACAAGGAAGCCTTTAAGATTATGGGTGGCCCTGTTGCTGAGATGGCTAAACAAAAATATCTACTTCCACAAAAGGTTTTAAAATTAGGAACAGAGGAAAGAAGTATAGCTTCTGGGGATAAGTATTATGTACCTAGTGTGGAGTTAGAATCTGGTGTTGTTGAATTAAAACATCCTGAAGATGAAAATACATTCAAAGATTTTAATGAATGGATTGCAGGATACAACAGTTACATTGCCAATACTTATTCTGATGCATCAAAAGTTAAGGATACAGAACTTGTCAATGAATTTGTAGATATAGAAGCTGCCTAATGATTACACATCCTGCCGAAATTAAAATCCGAAAATATTTATCGGAAGTTAAACACACTGATTCTATTATGTCGGAAGAAATTATCGACAGGGTAACTGATGAAATCAGAGACTCACTTAAAAAGCAGTTTGTGGATAAAAGCAATAATGATTTTCGATTGCGAATGTCAAACTTAGGTAGGCCGTATTGCCAGTTATGGTTTGATAAAAATAAACCACAGACTGCTTTGCCCCCAACATCAAACTTTGTAATTAACATGATGATAGGGGATGTACTTGAGTCTGTATTCAAAGGCATACTTAGTGCAAGTGGTGTTGATTACCAGAATGGGGAAAAGGTAACTCTTAATTTAAAGAGCCAGAAAATTGAGGGTACACCTGACCTGATTATGGATGGTAAGGTAGATGATGTTAAAACTGCTAGTCCTTGGTCTTACGAAAATAAGTTCAAGGACTACAACACTTTGTATGAGAATGACAGCTTTGGTTATGTAGCACAACTAGCAGGATATGCAAAGGCATGTGGAGTAAAGCCTGGTGGTTGGTGGGTTATCAACAAAGCCAATGGAGATTTTAAATACATACCTGCATGGGGATTGAATGTTGATCACAACATAGAGAAAGCTAATACACTTGCAGAAGAGTTAGATAAAAACTATTTCCGTAGAGTCTACAGTGATGAGCCAGAAACCTATCGTAAAAAACTTACAGGTAATCGTAAGTTATGTCGGGAGTGTAGTTGGTGTAGCTACAGGAATGAGTGTT